TCTTGTGATAATTCCCTTTTTAAGTAGCTTTATTTTTCAAAATGGTTTATAATGTAGCTAATGGTGATTCATGCAAAAAATTCCTAAAAATTCGACATATACGTACGTATTCCCCTGGGGCAATAAAATTTTAAGCAGGGGTATTCTTCCTTCTGGCGATAGATTTACTACCAAAGTGGATTATTGTCCCACATTCTTTATATACTCAAACAAGAAAAAAGACACAAAGTATTCTGACATTCATGGTATACCTGTGTATGATATCCATCCGGGTACAATTAAAGAATGTAAAGAATTCATTAGTAAATATGATAACGTACACGACTATGAAATACTGGGAATGCGGAACTATCAACTCCAGTTCATCTCAGACAATTTTCCCCATGATATACAGTTTAATTCAGAACATTTGACCGTATATACAATAGATATTGAAACAACCACTGATTATGGTTTTCCTGATGCTACTAATCCCAGAGAAGAAATATTACTAATTACTGTTTTTGATAGTACAGATAAAAAGTACCATCTTTTCACAAGTAGAAATACAATCCTTGATGATAAACTACTCATTGATAATGATATTGATATCAATGATGTCATTATCCATTTATCTGATACCGAAGCGGATTTGTTGCGCGATCTAATCACAAAGTGGCAATATAAATTTCCTGATGTAATTACCGGATGGAACACCAATTTATTTGATATACCCTATCTTGTTGGTAGAATTAGTACCGTATTGGGTAATGAGTACACTAATAAACTATCTCCCTGGGGTATAATTCACGATAGAAAAATTAAGATAGGAGAACGGGAATTACTGTCATATAATATCATTGGTTGCAACCATCTTGATATGATTGATCTAATGAAGAAATATACTTATGGCGGTAGAGAATCATGGAAACTTGATGATGTTGCATACACAGAACTTGGAAAAAGAAAACTTGAATACGATGGTTCATTCGCTGACCATTACACGAAAGATTGGGATCATTTTTGTGCATATAACTTGATAGATGTTGCTCTGGTTAATGACCTTGATGCCAAGTTTAAGTTTATTGATCTTGCGTTTACCATTGCTTATATGGTAAAAGTTAATCCTGATGATATATTTGGATCCCTGAAAATATGGGATGCTATGATATATAACTATTTGCGCCAAAAGAATGTCGTAATTCCTGTAGACCACTATAGACAAAAAGTAGCATTTGAGGGCGCGTTTGTAAAAGAACCCGCTATTGGCAAACACGATTGGGTTGTTACTCTTGATCTCGCAAGTCTTTATCCTCATTTGATTAAGATGTTTAATATGTCTCCAGAAACAATTGTTCCCGATTCAATGGCTGTATCTGTTCCGGGGATTCTCGCTAAAGAATATGATACAACATTTCTGGTTGATAAAAATATCACCATGGCATGCAATGGATCAATGTATAGTAGGGAGAAGACTGGAATTATACCTGATTTGATGACTAAATTGTATTCTGATAGATCAAAAGCAAAAAAGAAGATGTTAAAGTATCAACAGGAATTTGAGGATACTGGTAATGAATCACTGAAAGCCAAGATTGCCATGTATAATAACAAACAGATGGCAATAAAGATTTTAGCGAATTCTGGATATGGTGCATTAGCTAATAATCATTTTAGATATTATGATCTCCGAATAGCAGAGGGAATTACAATATCTGGACAGGTTGCCATTCAATGGGTTAATAAAGCAGTTAATGCCTTTATGAATAAACTCAATGGAACTACGAGTGTTGATTATATAATATATTCTGATACCGATTCCTCTTTCGCATCAATGAATACTACTGTAGAAAAATATTGTAAGGGAAAGAGCGATGGTGAAATCGAAAAATTCATATTGAAGTTTGCTAATAAGACACTTCAGGAAGTTATTGATAGGGCATATAATGACCTTGCTATATACCTAAATGCGTATGAGCAGGCAATGAAGATGAAGGTTGAGAAAATTGTTAAGTCTTTGGTAATGATTGCCAAGAAAAAATACGGTATGCTTGTCTTGAATAACGAGGGTGTACACTATGCTGAACCGAAGCTAAAAGTTACTGGTTTAGAGATTGTCAGATCAAGTACTCCCGCCGTGATCAGACCGCAACTGAAGACTGCTCTGAATGAGGTACTAACTGGTAGTGAAGCCTCATTACAGAAATTTATTAAAAAATTTAGTGATATATATACCCAATATAATATATCAGAGATTGCATTTCCCAGGGGTGTGAATGGATTGAGTTTGTATTCTGGTTCTCCTGTGTATAGCAAAGGATGTCCTATCCATGTTCGTGGCGCATTACTATATAATTATTATCTCAAAAAATATAAATTGACAAAGAAGTATGAAACGATCAAGGAAGGCAGCAAAATAAAGTTTGTTTATCTGAAGATGCCGAATCCTATTAGAGAAAATGTTATAGCGTTTATTGATAAATTACCAAAGGAATTTGGGCTTGATGCCTATGTTGATTATGATACGATGTTTTGTAAATCATTTGTTGATCCCATGAACATAGTTATATCTCCCCTGAATTGGTCAATTGAGGAGAAGAACACGTTAGAAAGTTTTTTCGTGTAGTGGTGAAATAATTGTTGCAATTCCCTCTCGTATGGTGTATATTATATTTGTAGTGAAGTGAGATTAACCTAAATTAACCTAAATTACGAGGCGATGAAATGAAAGAGTACAAAGTGATTGTAGGTGATGATGGTAGTAAGTGTTGGTACCTGAATGGCGATCTTCACCGCGAGGATGGTCCTGCGGTTGAGTATGCTAATGGTGATAAGTATTGGTACCTGAATGGCATCGAATACTCAGAAAAGGAATTCCTGAGAAAGACAGCCACGACGAAAGAACTCACTATGACTGAGCTGGTGAAAATCTTGGGATACAACGTAAAAATCGTAAAATAATTGTTGCAATTCCCTCTCGTGGGTGCATATTATATTTGTAGTGATGAGTAACTATGATCTTTTCTTTTGAGGAAACTGGTTATGCAACGAATTGATGCCGAGAAGTGGTTACAGGACAACGTAACAATGTATAGAGGCGACAATGCTTCTGATTGTATGATTGCTGCGTTTTTAGCTGGTGGTGAGAAGTACCGCTCTGCATTAGCGAAAATAATTGAAATAGCCGAGCATTCTGAGTGTGATTGCGGGGTGCCTTGTGACTGCTCATCTGGATCAATCTTCCATGCGGGTCGGATAGCCAAAGACGCGCTTGCATAACATTGTAACACACATAACGGAGATTTAATTTGTCAATAATCGAAAAGCTAAAAAAGAACACGACAATCAAGGAAACTGAAGTTCTGATCAATTCTAAATTCTTTAATGAAAAGGATATGATTCAGACTTCGATACCAGCGATTAACATTGCCCTTGCGGGTGATTTAACTGGAGGACTAACCCCTGGATTAACTACGATTGCTGGAGAATCAAAAAATTTCAAGACAGGAATATCTCTCTTGTTGGCAAAAGCATACATGGATTATTATCCAGAATCTGCTTTGATATTCTATGATTCGGAATTTGGTACTCCGCAGTCATATTTTTCTACATTTGGTATTGATCTATCAAGGGTTCTGCATGTACCAATTATGAATATCGAAGAGTTAAAGTTTGATATTATCCAACAACTTGATAACATTGAGAGGAAAGATAAAGTTATTATTATCATTGATTCTATTGGCAATTTGGCATCTAAGAAAGAAGTTGATGATGCAATGAATCAAAACTCCGCTGCTGATATGTCAAGAGCGAAACAGTTAAAGGGATTTTTTAGAATTGTTACACCATATCTCTGTAAGAAAGATATACCAATGGTGTGCATAGGACATACATATAAGACACAAGAATTATACAGTAAAAATATTCTCGGTGGTGGTACCGGCATTACCTATTCTTCAGATACTATTTGGTTTATCGGTAGACAACAAGATAAAGACGGTAAAGAATTGTCTGGTTATAATTTTATTATCAATGTTGAAAAATCTCGATATGTCAGGGAGAAAAGTAAAATACCAATTATTGTGTCATTCGAGCATGGTATAAGTAGATACTCTGGTTTAATGGATATTGCTCTTGATAGTGGTCATTGTACTAAACCTTCAAATGGTTGGTATGCAAAAGCCGGCGATGAAAAGAAGTATAGATTGGCAGATACATTCAATAGTAAATTCTGGGGAAGTATTTTGGAAGATCCCACGTTTAATGAGCATATTAAGAAAAGGTACAGGATCGGGTGCAATAGTATTTTATCAGAGGACGAAATCCACGAAAAGATAGAGAATCGTACTGAAGAAACATGGGAAGATTGAGAGATAAGGGAATGGAGATGCTTAACCCGATAAAGCAACTGATTAGTCACTTTTCTGAGTGGCTGGAAATACGAGCAGAGGCCAAGAAGATTGTTGCTAAGAAGAAAGAAGCAGCGGTGAAAGCAAGGTACTACTCTGTTGTAAAAGCGTTTAACTCATTTATTAGGAGCTTCTATGAAAGACTTTTTTGAAACCTTGCGATCTTTTGATTTTTGGGCTGGTTTTTGTTGTTTCATGTTGATAATCTTGGGTGCGATCGCCATTATTGTTCCCATTGTTTCTCGAGATATAAAGGAGAAAAAATTTGTAGAGAGTGGGTATGAGCAAGTTGTCTTTCCCGGTTCTGCACAACCAATTTGGCAAAAAGTTAAATAACGTTATAGTGGGAGTACTATCTTCGTGAAGCATAACATTCTTGTATATAGTACCAGAGCAATAACCGGCATTGAGGGTAGGGGCATGTTATCTCATGTCTCTATCCTTAAGTCCAAAACGAATAGTATTGATTACCTTACTTCTGCAAAAACCACCACAAATAAGCGGTTAGTAGAATCTATTACAGGATTATCGGTAAATTTTGTCCCAAGACAAATTGATACAACAAAATATTCATCATGGGAAGAAGTTTATGCTGATATAGACGTATCATGGGCAAAACATTACACGGCAATACATATATTTGGCGGAGCTTTTAGTCCTGGTTCTGGATTAAGTAGGGTATCAAAACGAGTTGGTGTATTTCCCAAAGATTCTGGACAATTAAAGTTTCTCTCTGTATCTCATGTTTTATATAACTGCTTGGTTCTCCTAAAAATCAATCATGTATATAAAATTCCTATCCATGAAATGATGTTTGATCCGCTTGAATTTTCGTTTGCTTGTTTTCATGATGATTATAAACCAAGTAACTATTATCAATATCATGGTTATGATATTCCTTCAATCGGCGCACATAGATTAGATTCTCTGCAATATTTTAATAATCATGCAACATTTAATACTTTGGTCAAGAATGATAAAGTGTTTGATTTTGTTTTTGGTTTAACCGTATTAAAGAATAGTGATCGTTGTAAATTCCTCGATGACGTTTATGGTGTTGCGAGTATGTTTGGGAGTAGTAAAATTTTTATCAGAAATGATTTTACTGGTGAAAATACTTTTGTGGATAAAGAAATTTATCTTGACTTTATATCCAAATCACGTTATACTTATATATTACCAGCGTATGACCAAGAACTTTTTTCGATATACAGATTGATTGAGAGCATAAATTTGGATTGTCTGCCGCTGATACATTCAGCCGCGAATACAGATGGTGTATCAGAATCGTTTGGATTTGATTTATCTATTCTGAAAAACATTGGATTATGCAATCTTGATGAACGTCATAGAGTGACGTTGTTAGGTAAATTGAAAGATGTTTTCAATGTTGTAAATATTGAGTTTAAAAATTGAAAGGGGAGAACACCATGACAACTTCGGCTGTACCGACATTTGATGTATTTGATATTGGTAATGATAGTAAAAATTGCGGCATCATTATTACCGATGGGGAATTTAAGGATGTAAAGTTTTCTTTCCATGATATTAAAGTAAGTGCTGAAGAAAGCGATTTGCTTATGTTTGAGTATGATTTGTTGGAGTATTCAACTGATAGTGGGCGCGATATTAGTGGAGATGATAAGACGCGATTGGATGAGACCGTGGGACAAATTCTTCTAAAAATTATTGAGGATTATGTTAGTGATGGATGTCCTACTGCCACTAATCAGGAGTAATAAATGCGCCTGGAAGACCAAATAATTAATGGATTATTATATGATGAGGAATATTCCAGACAGGTTATTCCTTTCATTAAAGTACCATATTTTGAAGACAAATACGATAAACTCCTGATTAGTGAAATTATAGATTTTCATACTAAGTATAACAAGAGAATTACTAAGGATATTCTTGAAATATCAGTATTGAACAGAACTGATTTAACCGGTGAAGACGAGAAGCAATTACCAATTGTAATTGAGTCAATAAATGAAAGTGTATCTAACAGAGAATGGTTAATCAATGAAACCGAAAAATTCTTTCAGAGAAGAGCAGTTTATCTGGCAATTCTGGAATCAATTGCAATTTTTGATGGTCATGGCAGTAATGATAGGAGAGAAGATTCTATACCGTTACTTCTTCAGGATGCCCTTAATGTCTCTTTTGATACTTCTGTTGGGCATGATTATACTGATGATGCCATAGAAAGATTCGAGCATTATAATCAGGAAGAGAATGGAATAAAATTTGATCTGGATATATTCAATAAGATAACCGGGGGTGTAGGATTAAGACCCAAGACGCTTTCTTGTGTTGCCGCACCATCTGGCAAAGGTAAATCGGTATTTCTTTGCCATGTTGCCGCATCCACTCTTCTTCAGGGTAAGAATGTTCTTTATATTACAATGGAAATGAGTGAATACAAGATTGCCGAGAGAATAGATGCCAATCTCTTTGATGTTTCGATTCAGAATATCAAGAGGCTATCTAAAGATGATTTTCAGAGTAAGATCAATATAGTTAAGTCAAAAAATATCGGTAAATTGAAAATTAAAGAATATCCCACAGGATCAGTCCATGCGGGTCATTTCAGAGCATTATTGGAAGAATTAAAGTCAAAGAACAATTTTGTACCAGACTTAATTTGTATTGATTACTTGGGTATATGTGCATCACAGAGAATTAAGAATCATGCTGCAAATTCCTATACAATCCTGAAAAGTGTCGCAGAGGAATTTAGAACATTAGCGATTGAGTATAATGTTCCTGTTTTAACTGCTGTCCAAATGAACCGCGCTGCTCTTGAATCTACTGATGTTGAAATGGGTGATATATCAGATAGTGTTGGTATTATTTTTACCCTTGATTTTTATTTTGCAATGATGCGAACGGAAGAACTTGATGAGATAGGACAAGTAATGATTAAGCAATTGAAAAATAGATATGGCGATCTTAATTATTTTAAACGATTCGTGGTGGGTCTCGATCCAGAGAAAATGAGATTTTATAATTTGGAGCAATCAGCACAGAGTAATATTTGTGATTCTGGAAGCAAAGTTAAACAAGATGAGCCGGTGTTCTTAACCGAAAAGAGAGGTAAAAAATTTATCAATGGAGAAAATTTTCTTTATGAGTGATAATCATGTGGAAGTAAAAAATTGGCGGAGGATTGGGCGATGATACCTATATCGTGTATTGATGTTCATCGAGAAGATGGAAAGACGATAATCTGTGAAATTACAGTTAAGGATTATAGTCAAGTAGCATTTAAGATAGAACGTGATGAAAAGGAAGATAGATATTTTATGCTTCTTCCAGATGGAAAGTGGTATAGAGTACCAGAAGATGAATATAATAATCATATATATGAATCCGAGATAGAGGATACATGCGAGTTAGATATAGATATGGACAAGGTTGATCTTGAAGAAATAACCGACGATGAGTGTGTAAAATGTTAGATTGTAATGCCGAGCTTCTTGTTCTTTGTGATGCCAATAAAGAACAATGCAAGAGATTGTCGTGTTGTGCTCGGCATAAATCTAATTTTCCCAGGAGATCTCCTAATCCCATTGATCATTTTTATAACAACAGGATTGGTAAAATCTGTCAGGGATATATGTCTATAAACATTTTAAAGATTTTTTTATGTTTTATTGTGTTTTTTTGTGTTTAGAAAAATCTTAGTTACTAAATATATTTAGAAGATTAGATTATCTTTATAATAGCAAATTTATCGGGAAAAGTCAATATGAAATTGTCTGTATGGGCAAAAAAACAAGGAATAACTTATCACACCGCTTATAAGTGGTTCAGAGAGGGGAAAATCCCTCATTTGGTAGAAGTGTCACCTTCTGGTTCCATTTTTGTTCATGAGGACAAAAAAGAAGAGATGGGAAAGATCGTGATCTATGCAAGAGTTTCTTCTTATGATAGGAAGAAGTCCCTCGAAAATCAGATTAGTAGTTGTGTCTCTTTTGCCAACAGCAAAGGATTTGAGATTGAAAAAATTTACAAAGAAATAGCTTCTGGGATGAACGATAAGAGACCAAAGCTAATGGAAATGCTCGATTCTCTTCCGTCTGTTATTATAGTTGAACATAAAGATAGATTAACTCGTTTCGGTTTTAATTATCTTGAAAAATTACTAAACAAGTTGAATTGCCAAATTATTGTTCTTAATAGAGACTGTGAAGATGAGAAGGATTTAATTAAAGATATGATTTCAATAATAACATCTTTTTGTTGTCGTCTTTATGGAATTAGGCGAGGAAGAAAAAAAGTAAAAGAAGTTAAGGATATAGTCTTGGAACAATGATTAGAAGCAGCAAGCATATAACAAAATTTTCCAACACCGGAAAATTAAAAACTCTTTCCTCTTTCATAAGTGAATATAGAAGAGCATCTTCTATAATTCTCGATGATATTTGGGAGAATGGTTATTCATGGACAGTAAATGGAAAAGATTATTCCTTTTCAGTGAAAGAAAAGAAATTGAATGTTCCAAAATATATAGACTACAAACATTTCACTTTTCAAACTTCTCTATCAGCAAGGGCGTTATCCCATATCGTTGTTCAACTCTCGGGAATAATAAAAGCAGAGGTTGAAAAACAGAGAAAAAGAATTTTCATGCTTGAGAAATTAAAATCAGAGGGAAGAAGTAAAAAATCAATGAAACCCCTGATTAAAAAAATCAAACAAAATAATCCAGTAAAGCCCTCACTGGACAAGATAAAACCTGAATTAAGTTCTAAATGTATTTCCTTTTTAGAAAGGGATTGCAAACATTTTGATGGATTCTTACATCTAAAATCTATATTCAAAGATAAGAGAGAAGTTGTAATCCCTTTAAAACACACAAAACATTCTCTTTCTTTAAAGGAGAGGGGTGTTATGATGACCTCCTTTCTTGTTGATAGAGATTCTATAGACGTAAGATGGAAAATTCAAGATGTTTCAAAGAAAACAGAAGGAATAATAGTCGGCGCAGATCAAGGTTTAAAAGATATTCTCACCACTTCTGATAAGCAGCAATTGCCCAATAAATGTCATCATGGACATAGTTTAGAGTCTATTCTTTCTAAAATGACAAGAAAGAAAAAAGGAAGCAAAGCATTTAAGCGTGCTCAAGATCATAGAAAGAATCATATAAATTGGTCAATTAACCAGTTAAATGTTTCAAACATAAAAGAACTAAGATTAGAACGAATATTCAATATAGGTTACAAAACAAGACGATCAAGAATTTTGTCCCACTGGACAAACACCCTCATCCGAGACAAGGTAGAACGAATTTGTGAAGAGAATGGCGTCCATCTAATTCACCAATCTTCTACCTATAGAAGTCAGAGATGTAGTGGTTGTGGCATAGTGCGGAAAGCTAATCGGAAAGGAAAGATTTACGCATGTAAACATTGTAATCTGGAATTAGATGCAGATTACAATGCTTCTTTAAACCATGAGGCAAATCTTCCCGATATACCGGATGCTTTTCGTAAGGCTAAAATCAACAGAGGCAATGGTTTCTATTGGTTAGAAACTGGATTCTTTGATTTTAGTACAGGTAGGAGTTTAGAGTCCCTACCGCTTGTAGAAGTTAAGATTTTATAAAATTTTAACTAACTCGAGGATTTTTAGTGAAAACGAAACTAATTAATGGAGAAATATATGGCGCTAAGGCTGTTTATGTATATTAGGAACAAACCGGAGACCGATTGGGCAGATTGGGTTAAACCGCTAATCAATGATTATTGTGATATCAGAGCATGGACATCAAACAATATGAGATGCTAAATAATGTTAAATTATATTTTAACAATGGAGCGTTTCATTGGCTACACTTTCGAGAAAAAGAACCGGCTCAAATATTACTGTATGGGAAGATAGGATTTTAGGTAAAAGCGATTGGAATAAATTTGCCGATTTGCTTTTTGTCGAATCAAAAACTCCTGTTAATCTGATAGATTCAGATAATATCTCCATAAAAGTATTAAAAAATCTCAATAAATTGCGTCTGCTGAATAATAAACAATTACTCATTGGAAAATCAGTATATGCCAATGTATCATACAATGGAACTAAGGGATATCTTCCTATAACAAAGATAGGATATCCGGCAAAGAGTACGGTAAAAGATGAGTCCCTTGCATTAGACAACCTTGATAAATTAATTAAAACAATGGATGATACCGGTAAGGGAATTACCATTGTTGTAAAGCACAATAATAGAATACATTATAGATTTGAGAATTGTACCGGTGCTAAAACTAATGCTGGTACACCGAAAAGTGATTTCTATATTCATAATTCAGGGTTTAAACCCGTATGTCAAATATCACATAAGAAAGCTGGTGGACCATCAGCATATCAACAATATGTATCTATCACTGGTATAAAAAATGATGTTATAAATCAGCATCCTATCGTTAAATCTGCTCTTAGAACATTTTCCCAATTTCATAATGATGTCGTAAAGAATCATAAGAGATTCTTTATCAAACTATCGCCCAATGATAGAAAAACGATTGAGCTGGTAAAATATGCTATCTATGGTCCAGAATATGGAAAATCACAGTATGGAGTTGATAATATTCATTTAATTGGACAGGGCGATCCGGTATTAACAAGAATCCGTGATCCCAAATGTACAATGTATGAATTGACTTTTACTGATAAAATTTCCATATCTGGCGATTTGTCTAAGTTTTTTAAGTCTGGTTCTGGATATGAACCCATCATACTAATGCGATATTCCAATGGAAGACAATATATATCTGACAATGAGACCTATACTGGAGCAAGGGTACTGATTTGTCCAACAAAATTGAAAAGTGGAACTGCTCAGGAGCTCAAATTATGATATCAACATTTAAATCATATCTCACCGAAGATATAAACTCCCATATGACACACATCGAGAATCTTGTATTCGATGGTGGTGTTGATGGAACAAGAAAAGCAATTTTCTTTATGCGAGATATCCGAGATATGCTTACTCAGGGAACAGCAAAGGGAAAAATATCTACTAAGTTTGATGGCGCTCCTGCAGTTGTGACTGGTATAAATCCAGAGAATGGCAAATTTTTTATCGCAAAGAAAGGAATATTCAATAAGAATCCTAAGCTATATTACAGTCACAGTGATATAATGTCTGATACAACCGGTGACCTTGCGCATAAGTTGATGGTTGCATTTGATGAGTGCGCAAAACTTGATATAAAGAAGGGAATCTTTCAGGGAGATATCATGTTCACGAAAGATTCGCTGAAGACTGAATCAATTGATGGTGTTAAATATATAACATTTCATCCTAATACAATTCTATATGCTATTCCCCATGATTCCGAGCTTGGTAAATATATCATGAGTAGTAATATTGGTATTGTCTGGCACACATCATATTCTGGCAATACGATAAATTCTCTATCTGCAAAGTTTACTGATAATATCACGAAAAATTTCAGAAAATCATTGACCTCATGGATGATTAATGCTATAGTAGAGAATGTGACATCAAAGGCGATGTTTACCGAGCAAGAGAGGAAAGAATTTGATAGTATGCTCAGTGAGATAGGTAAATTATTCCAAAGTATGAATGCACAGACACTAAATTCTATTCATAAGAACGAGGAATTAAGAAAGATAATCAATACCTATGATAATATTAGGATTAGGTCAAACAAGAATGAAATTGATGTCAATAGTCATGTAGATGGTTTATATGATTATGTATTTCAGAAGATGACCGAAGAGAAAACGAAGAGAAAAACCGAGAAGGGTAAACTCGGAGTTGATGAAAAAATGCGACCAATCATGGAATTTTTATCTTTTCCCAAGAAGGATATAGTTAAAATATTTGATCTTGTTCAGAAAATAACAACTGCAAAAGAGTTCTTGATTAAGAAGCTAAATAAATTAAGTGAGATTAAGACTTTTCTGAAAACAAAAAACGGTTTTAGGGTTACTAATCAAGAGGGATTCGTTGCGATTAATGATACTAATGCAGTGAAGTTAGTATCAAGATTGGAGTTTTCTTTCGCAAATTTTTCACCAGATATATTAAAGGGATGGAGTAGTAAGTAAATGAAAACTTTTAAAGATATACTAAAAGAAATTTCAGATATACAAGAAGGCTTAAGCCTGAATAAAGATAACAAAGTAGAGCATGATTATCGTTCCAAAGAGTTTGCAAAGGAATATGTAAAGGCAAAGAAAGGAATGTATAAATCTATGTCTCCATCAAAAGAAGATGATAATAATGCCTTAAAATTCCATGACAAATTCAAAGAGGAAATGGTTCGTGTTGGATTTGGTGGTTCTGGTGAAATGAAATATACGAATAGAAAAACTGGTGAAGTTTATCGTGTCATTAAGACTGGCACAGGAAAAAATTTCTATAATACACTCCATACAATCACAAAAGAATGAACTGGCTAATAGAAGAGAAAGAATCCAATATTGTTTTTTGTTTCGGAAGAATGAATCCTCCGACACAAGGTCATGGTCTGCTTATTGCCGCGGTAAAGAGGCTTGCGAGTAAGTATAAATCTGACCATGTTGTTTATGTTTCTAAAACCCAGGATAAGAAGAAGAATCCTTTAACGATCAAGCAAAAAATATTCTATCTCAGAAAAGCATTTCCCTCCATTAACTTCATTGCCGCTAATGATAAAATAAGAACTTTCATAGAAGCAGTTAAGGATATTGATGGTAAATATAAGAATCTAATTGTCATTGCGGGATCAGATAGAATAACAGAATATAAGAATCTTCTTGATAAATATAATGGTAAAGAGTACAATTTCAATAACATCATTGTTGTATCTGCTGGTGAGAGGGACCCAGATTCTGATAATGTTTCTGGTATGTCTGCAACTAAAATGAGGCATGCTGCTGCAAATAATGATTTTGCTCTATTTTCTTCTGGTGCACCCGGTACTCTTCCCGATTCATTAGTACAAAAGATGTTTGCTGATGTCCGGTCTGGTATGGGTATATCCGAGAGTGTCACAATCAGAGACAGATATCTTGCCAATGAAATTTATAAAACGGGCGATTTCGTTCTACATGAAGGAAAGATAAAACAAATCAAATTTAGGGGCAGTAATCATCTTGTCCTAAAGTGTTCAGAAGGAAACATAATGAATACATGGCTATCAGAAGTTAAGGAGTTTGATATCAATGCGCTACTCTCAGAGGTATTGAAAATTCCTGTCTTAACCAAAACAATCAGAAATAATATTAATGAGTTATTGATAGAAGCATCCGCAAGTAAGATTGATATTGATAACAAGTTGCTTAAAAAATTGAAGGATAAGATTGATATCGAAGATAACGGTGAATCAGTTGACGATTCAGAGAAACAAGATGCTAATTTAATGACTAATACTGATAAAGATAATCACAATCGAATCAGAAAGATTCATTATAAAATCCATGAAGAAGAAAAACAAGATGAAATTGATGATGAAATCAATGACGAGGAAATTGATGATATTTTAGATGATATTGACGATGACGATTTACTTAATCATGGTTATGATGACGAGGATATTCAGATAGTTGATGATGATGGTAATGAAGTGGAAGAAGATGACCTTGAAGAGAGTGTTGAATCTTTATCTGAGGTTATGTCAAGGGTTGAGAGATTGCGCTTACGGATGAGATTTGCTAAGAGTAAGTCTAAAAGGGTTCGCGCATTGAAACTTGCCATGAAGAGACGGTCAACACCAGATAAACTTGCAAAGAGAGCAAGAAAAGCGGCAATCAAGATTTTAAAAGAGAGATTATCAAAGAAAAAACTTTCTGATATGTCTATTGCTGATAAAGAAATGATAGAGAAGAAAATTGCTGGTATGAATAAGACAATTACCAGAATAGCAATAAAGTTATTGCCCAAATTAAGAAAACTTGAGACTGAAAGGCTTGCTCATGCTTCCAGAAAGGAAAATTAAATGGAATTAATAAATCTTCTTAAAAAGTTATTGGCAAATTTATTTGTTTTGCGTTTCAATGCCCAATCATATCACTGGAATATAGAGGGGAAAGATTTTTATAGCAAACATACACTTTTTGGGGAGATTTATCTTGCATTAGATGCCCAAGTTGATATTATAGCGGAAATTCTTCGGCAGTTGGATGAGCGCGCGCCTCTATCTCTTGTTGAGTTATACGCATATAATACATTGGTTGAAGACACAGAAATACCCGATGATATGGTCGCATCATTATCTACAAATTTTAGTCACCTTGTTTTAATGTGCAATGAAGTAATTGATCTGGCAACAATCGAGAAAAACCACAACATCATCAATGTGGTTTCTAATCTCGTTTCAATACTTAAAAAATATATATGGTTTCTAAATTCAATGTTAAAACAAGGACAATAAGATGGAAAATGTTAATCCGTTCAAAGTTGTGTTAGAAGAAGATGATGACAAGAAAGTAATTTCTGAATACTCTTCTTGGGAGCGCGAATCTTTTATGAAGAGAGCAAATAATGAACATGCCTGGGAAAAGAAAGGAAAATCTATTGGTATGGCAGTTAATTATTATGATGAAAGAATGAAAGGCCGCGAACCTGGTTATATAGTTGTGCAGTTGATTGATCCTTCTACACATAAGGGAAAGGGCTATGATGGTGAATATGGTAAATACAGAGCTACAATATCTGGAAAAAATAATGGTACTCGCAAGGAAATAGGATTATTTGATACACAGGCCCAAGCAAAAAAAGAAGTAATTAACGCATATATCAAATTAATGATGTCCGAACCCAAGCCGAAAAATCTTTCTGAGATAGATGCCTCAAAATTGTTTCATGATAAAGCAATGAAAGCGAATATAAATGCCGAGATCAAGAAATTACTCGATGTTCATATATCAAAGTTTAATGCTAAAAGGATGGGCATGGATGATTTTGGTGATAAGATAATCAAAGCTCATTCAGTAATTGCCAAGAAATTTGGTATGAATCCACAAGCTGCTCAGAAAGTAATTAATGATTATGTTGATTCTAATGTGAAAATGAATGAGGATATAATAAAGATTAAATACTATGTACCGGTTAAAGAGATGGCAGATGTCCATCATTTTCGCGTTATAAATGAAAAGATTTATGCTTTTCCAGAAAAGGATGGTATTTCTTATGTTACTCCTTACGATACCGTTGATATTGCTGATAGTCGGCGTTTTATGGAAGTTGATGAGCATTATATTTTTGCGTAAATTTTAGCTACGGAAGATAAACTCATGACTACCGAGATTGAAGTGCAAGAAGCCACAGTTAGTACACGACAACATCCCTGGGGCGTTGTTAAATCTATTCATGTAAGAAGCCCTAAGGAATCTGTTAATAAGTTTTCTATTCCTCTTCATCCCCATCAACAGGAGATGTTACAGGATATGAAAGATGGCGATGAATATAAATTCACCGATGAAAAACGTCGGGCATGGAACGCTCGAAGAGAGGGCGATAATGTCCACTTTAAGGGTGGTAAGTATGGTACGCAGGCATGTTCTATTTGCCTTTCAGTAATGTTTGATTCTTCCGATGACGATCAAGGTGAGGAGAATAGCGATAGAGTAGATATCTATGGCAATCCTGTCACAGAAGTTAGCCATGATAAGTTGAAAAACTATCTTAAACAGGCTGCAATTAACAAAGGAGTGCATTCTTTTCAATCAACTGTTTCTGACGATGAAAAACATAAACATAAAGTTGAGAAAAGAAATGCTGGAATTGAAAACGCAATAAAGAGATTGATACGAGTATAAACATGTTTCTTTTACAATGGATTCCAGATGTTATTTTTCATGTCCTGACATTTTTTGCAATAGTTGGTGTGGGATTTTTTCTATCTCCATTTTCTTTCATTGTGCCGAATAAAAATGTCTTTACTATAATTGCCGTTGCGATATTTGGTATTTGCATGTACGGACAAGGCGGTATTACAGAACGTGCAATATGGAAAAAGAAGATGCTCGCTCTTGAGGTTGAGCTTGCGAGAGTGGAGACTGCTGCTGCTAATGTGACAGTCGAGACGATTACTAAATATGTTACAAAGACAAAAATTATTAAGGAGAAGGGAGATGTTATCGTTAAAGAAGTGCCCGTATATATTACTAAAGAAAGTGATGATAGTTGTATTATTCCTGATGGTTTCCGGGTGCTCCACAATGCAGCCATTGACGGCAAAATTCCCGACGCCCCCGGAGATACTAATGCAGCCCCCACAGCAATTAAACTATCTGGAGTTGCCGAAGTAATAGTTAAGAATTACTCAATACACAATCAGGTAGTTGAGCAATTGAAATCATTACAAGAATGGATTAGAGAACAGGAAAAAATCCATAACAAATAAGGAGTTATCAATATGTCACCTTTATGGAATAAAACAGATGCAGTAGGAAGTCGACCAAAATTTATTAATCTCGATGCAACGCCTATTACAGCGGGTTCATTCGTAGTTGGGAAAATGTATAAGATACTTGTTCCTGGCACCACGGATTTTACGCTAATTGGAGCTGATAATAGTGATGCTGGCACAAAATTCATTGCAACCGGCATCGGTACTGGTACTGGTACCGCAAATGTTATGTATCAAGAGATATATCCAACTGGTACAAAATTGATCATGGTTGATGAAGTAGAAGCCGCGACAAGCGAAGCGAAAGCATTGGGAATGCGAGGCGCTGGATGGTATGCGTATTGGACCCACAAAGATTCTTCGTCTTTCACTGCTGGATCATTTGTGACTGGGAAAATGTATGAGATACTTACTGCCGGCACCACAGACTTTACGCTAATTGGAGCCGATGATAGTAATGCAGGCACACAATTCATTGCAACTGGCGCTGGTACTGGTACTGGCACGGCTGCAGCCGTGCGGCAGAAAGTTGAGAAAATTGTCGCGATCACAGATTCGCATCCAAGCGTAGTTGGTGACACCGATTCTGATGATGTTCTATTTGGCCAAGACTAATGTAGCTACCTTGACTGTTACTTAATAGAATTTGGCTTCGTTGATTCCCAATTTTATGGTAAATATATCTGATGATACATTTATAAATCTCGCAATGTTACATTATAACAATCCAAGTTGTGTAACATTGCGAGATTTTCAGGAAGATATACAGTTATTGGCATATATCAAACGAAATTTATTCAGAAAAATTGAGACCCACAGATTAATAATTAATCATTTAATTATTTTATTTAATGTATTTGGTGATTTTGCAATTTATCTGTTGTTCTATAAGATACCACAGGAATACTGGGGAACACTTGCGACCTACTTATTATTCTTAAATAGAATGAAGGATGAGATATCACTTAACGGTAGATGTATTAGATTATCAGATTTGCATTTAGATCAAGAATTAATTACTACATTAAGGAAAATATAGTTAATGTCCTTAACAAAAAATATATTAGCATTGAAAATTTTATCAATGTTGGTTACTCCATTTGATAAAACTGATGCGTTTAAATATGGTGTAATTGATGCGGATGGTAAAAGATTACGCAATCCTTCTGATCTGAAAACTCCCGAGGAAAAGAGTTCTTATACATTCTTAGAAAGACTTGTTTTCAACATTAAACGGCTTATCGGTAAACTTCCTGGTGGTAATACAAAACTTGCCAATATTGTAGCTGCATACTTCTTAGTAAAAGAACATTATGATACCGATACTGAATATTCCATTGAGTATTTGAGCGAACAACTAAACAATATTCTCGATATGGATTTTGTTCCTATTGAGGAAACACTTGATGTTATTAACTTCTTTTCATCTCTGAACGAAGAAGAAGGTAACATTGCACCAGCAGATACACCAGCTAATAAAACGGGTTCTGCTATTTCTACCGATATTCCTTTATTAAATAAGTTCAAGCAAGAAAAACCCAAATTACTCCAGAGAAAGAAAAAAGAAATTTTTCCAAAAAATGATGATACATCAAATAATGTTCAGCCAAACAAAGAAATTTCTATTGCAGAAATTTCCTCTTTGTTGCCCCCTCCTCCTCCCAATTCGTCGGTTTCACCGGTTACAAATATCATAGAAGGTAATACTCCTAAGCGGTGGAAGATGAAGGTTAACCGTGATGTTGAGACCGGTCTAATATCTACTGTTGATATCGAAGAAATTCTGTAAATTTTTTTAAAAAATCGTAAAATAATTGTTGCAATTCCCTTTCAGATGGTGTATATTATATTTGTAGTGATGAGTGAGTGAGTGACTGTCCCGGCACTTGAACACGTCGGTAAGTGTTGTAATTATAACTCCCATACCTCAACGGTTAGAGGACGCGGCTTATAACCGTGCTATCCAAGTTCGAGTCTTGGTGGGAGTACCAAAAAATAATGGAGTTTGATATGGTTATTCATCCCGCAGATGTGATTGATTTACTTCAGAACACAAGCTCATCAAAAAAGAAACTGGAAATTCTGAGTAACTATAAGAATGTTGATAGATTAGATGATTTCTTTCTATACGCACTTTCTTATAAGAAAGTGTTTAATATCAGAAAGATTCCTGTATATACTAAAGAGTCAAGTGTATATTCGCTTGATGATGGTTTTCAACTGCTTGATGCATTAGAGTCAAGGGCAACTACTGGCAATGCTGCCATTGCTCTTCTTAGTGACTATCTTTCTAACACCGATGAAAAAAATGCATCATTGATAATCAGAATTATTAAGAAGGATCCAAATTGTGGAGTAGATTATAAGACAGTCAATAAAGTATGGAAAAATCTAATTGATGTATATCCTGTTGCTCTTTGTGAAAAGAGTAACGAAAAGAATAAGCAATACATTAAATTTCCCGCTTATTGTCAGGAAAAGTTTGATGGTTTAAGAATCAATATTGTCGTCAATGCTGGTGCAGTAGAGTGTTTTACCAGGAATGGTAAAAATATTAATCTCATGAATTGTTTGGATGATGATGCGCTATTGATTGCGGGGGGCGATCCCGTCGTTCTTGATGGCGAAGCAATTTGTATTAAGGATGGTGAGATTCTTCCCAGAAAAATTTCCAACGGTATCTTGAACAAAGCAATCAAGGGAACTATTACAAAAGAAGAAGCTGAACTTGTTCATGTTGTTCTATGGGATATGATACCAATTATTGATTTTAATCGTGGTATATATGATGTACCATATAAGAAAAGAATCCATGAACTTTCTGATAGAGTAATTGCAAATAAATCATGGAAAATAAGTGTAGTTCAATCTGATGTGGTAAATTCTTGGGATGATGTAATGATTCTATTTTATCATGAATTATCTGTTGGACATGAGGGCGTTATTGTAAAAGATATGAGAGCTTCATGGGAAAATAAGCGATTAAGAACTCAGATTAAGTTGAAAGCAGAAAATGATGCTGATCTTCTTTGTGTTGGTACTACTCCGCATTCAAAGAAACCCGGTATGATTGGTAGTTTGATATTAACAACTTCTGATGGATTACTCTCTGTTGAGTGCGGTTCTGGGTTAACTGATGATCTTAGGAAACAAACACCAGAACACTTCGTGGGTAAGATTGTTGAAATTACCTATAATGAGATAATTTCTTCTGAGGGTAGAGATACCAAATCTTTGTTTTTGCCCATATTCAAGACGGTTAGAGTTGATAAGAGCGAGGCAAATTCGTTATCTGAATTGAAATAATTGTTGCAATTTTATTTCAACTATTGTATATTGAATGTAAGATTAACTTATTTAATGGAGCTCCGACGATGATTATCAAATGGATTAAAGACAAGCATGGCATTACGGGTGTGATTATTGCTAAATTGGTTGATTCTGAATACGCAATTGGTTGGTCAAAGGTTCATCCAATTGATAGAACAAAAAAATTTGATAAGGTTCGTGCGCTCTCCATAGCCATTGGTAGAGCAAATAAACGAGTGCCCATATATAATTATCACCCAACATCAATAAGTCATAATATGCCCAAATCGTTTGTTGTCAATCATCTTGAACCCTTTGTTGAACGGTGTCAGAGATATTTTCATACACAAAATGTACCAGTTAATACGGGGTAGTATTGATATGGAACTTTTCATGAATCCGAATGAATTTTCTTTGTTCATTGAAACAACTGCAAATGAAAAAAATGCTCTTTGTATTGAGACAATCGTTTCTTTTTGCGCGAAAAATGATATTAATATTGACCAAATAGCGTGTTATGTTAATGATTCACTTAAAAGTAAGCTCGCAGTTGAGTTTGCTGATGTTGGCATGATGGAGAAGAAGGATTCAATTTTTGATCTAATGGAGGATTGACCATGAATGTTATTGTTGATTTAGATGATGCTGAAACCAGAGAGGAGCTTATTGAATCTCTGAAAAAGAACGAACTGCGAATGGTTTTCACCAAATTAAATGGAGAAGAACGGGAGATTTATTGTACACTAAAAGAAGATGTTATTTCTGGTAGCGGTTATCAATATAAAGATAACAAAAGAAAGAAGAATTCAGATATTTTAGTTGTCTGGGATGTTGATGCCGATGGATGGCGATCAATGCGCTGGGATTCAATTAAAGAATATGATAACGTAACGGAGACAAATGATGCAGCTTAACGCCAAATTGAATGATCCTAATGTAAAGAAGCGAATCAAGAGCATTATGAGCGAATCTTCTGCCGCTCTTACTCGCATCGAAGATGAACGGGTATTTTTGAAAGATACCGTTTCTGATCTCTCTGACGAATTTGATATTCCTAAAAAGATCATCAAGAAAATGATTAAGGCATATCATAAGCAAAGTTTTAATGAGGAATCAGAGGAACAAGAACAGTTTTTGGACATTTACCAAACTGTCATGTTGTCTAATGTGACCACAGGATAACAGGAGGTAGCCACGATGACCACAGAGAAACGCAACAACTATTCAGTTGCAAAAAAAGTAACAATTGCCATATTGGTATTGGGCGCATTTGCTGTTTGTTGTACACCAGCATATGCCAATGGACGAGGCAGGGCGAATATTCATAATTATCATGAATACGGGCATGGTTATAGACATATACATGGAAGATATTATGACGATTTTGTACCAGGATTGATTATTGGTACAACTACTGGTATAATTTTAGGAACAATTATTGAATCAAATAAACAACCTGTACCACAAACTGCATATCCCAGGACAGTAGTTATTCCTGTCTATGATGTGAATGGGAATTTCGTTGGATATAAAGAGGTTGTTCGGTGATAAGAGGTGCATACAGAAGAGGAATTCCTGAGAAAGACAGCCACGACGAAAGAACTCACCGTGGCTGAGCTGGTGAAAATCCTGGGATACAATGTAAAAATCGTAAAATAATTGTTGCAATTCCCTTTTAGATGGTGTATATTATATTTGTAGTGATGAACAAGCGAGATTAACCTGATGAACAAGCGAGATTAACCTGATGAACAAGCGAGATTAACCTAAATTATGAGGCGATAAGATGGCAGAAAACAAATTGAGAAATCGTTCAGTGAAGAAAACCACAATTGATCATATAGCAAATGTCGAGAAGCAAAGGGCGGCAATTAAGGCAAAGGAACCCATTGTTTCTCTGGGTATCAATTACGATTCTTCTCTTAACGATTTCTATAATTATCATAATCAATATTCAGATGATAAAACTGTTGTTAAATGGATTAAGAAGTATTACGTATCAGAGCGTGATGGAGAAGCAATAAAGATATTTGAAAATGCTCCTGACTGTGAGTTGCGTTCACTCGGATTACTCGTTCGGGTTCTGATGCGAGGCGGAGAACTTGAACCCCGTCATTATGATAGAATTACATATCTATATGACAAACTTGAACAGAAATACGCACCGGCAATTTCTTCCTCTAATCCTAAGCCAACAATCCAAACAAATCTCATTAATGTGGCAGATAATCTTATTAGTGAGATTGATTGCGCGTTTGATGATTTTATTACGGATAATAAGTCATTCGAGATTGAACGGTTCATTGCTCATAACAAGATTTCATCTCCAGTGGCGAATAAAATTGCAGAACATTTTAATGTATTGTTGTGTGAGCTTAAAGAAGCTCTTTCTTGTAAAGATCCCGACTTGAAAGAGGGCTATGTTGATCACTTTGGTAAAGTTAAGATTAAGAAGATGATCGCTTTCGTTGAGGCGATCATCAATGGTTGTTTGCAACATAAACAGAACAAGAAGAGTGAAAGAAAGCCCCGGGCAAAAAAGAAAAAGCCAGCCAATCTTTTGGTGGCGAAGATGAAACATATCAAGAAATGGGGCAAGTTGGAAAGTGTTGATCCCAAGACAATTATTGGTGCAAAATTAGTGTGGTTGTATGATACTGCTAAACGAAGACTGTTCTCTTACTATGCTGTGGATTCTGATGGATTAACAGTGAAAGGTACAACAATTCTTAATTTTGATGTCACCAAGTCTGGTAATAAAGGTATCAGAAATCCCGATAAGTTTTTCTCCAATATCAATCTCTCTAAAAAGAATATGGAAAAAATATATAATTCTGTCAAGGGAGTTAATAAAAAAAATAATGGCAGAACAAACGATAATGTTTTGATTCTGGCAGCATTCTAAAAGGATTATATCACTATGCCGATTCTCGTTGATTATAGCCAAATTGCCCTTGCTTCTGTGTTTCAGTTTCCCAATGATTTTAAGAATGATGCTGATGAAGCAAAGATTGAATCATTGATGCGGCATGTGGTTCTTAATTCCCTTCTTAATTACAAAAAGAGGTTTAGTAATTTTGGTGAATTGATAATCTGTTGCGATGGTAAGAAATATTGGCGAAAAGATTTGTTTCCTTATTATAAAGCCCATCGTGCTAAGGGAAGAAAAGCCAGTGGACTGAATTGGAAATTGATCTTTGATACAATGAGCAAATTTCGGGAAGAACTGCGAGAAGTATTTCCTTACAGGGTAATTCACGATGAGTATTATGAAGCTGATGACATTATTGGTGTAATGACTAAATATTTTCAGGATAATGAACTCGATGGTGGAGAGGGATTATACGCTTTATCTGGTGGAGAACCAAAACCAATTCTGATTCTTTCCAGTGATAGTGATAATTACCAACTACATAAATATAATAATGTGAAGCAATATAATCCTGTCACTAAGAAGTTTGTTACCAGAAAGAAAGACGAGATAAATAAAGTATTGCTGGAAAAAATTTGTACTGGCGATTCTGGTGATGGTATACCCAATATTCTTTCTGATGATGATACATTTGTTCATGAGAATAAGAGACAAAAACCATTTAGAAAAGTTAGACTGGATTCATTTTTTAAGTATGGAGTAGATGCATGTGAAAACCAGAATGAGAGAAGGAATTTTCAGAGAAATGAAGCTCTGATTTCTTATGAAAAAATACCACAAGAAATTCAAGAGAAAATTATTGACATATATAAACAGAAAGAGTATAATAAGTCATCAAACAAGATCATGAACTATTTTATTAAACATCGGTGTAAGATACTAATGAATCATATTGAGGAGTTTTGATATGGCTATGCGCTCAATGATCACACAAGTTAATTGTTTCTACAGTGGTTATAATCCTATTTTCCATGAAAGTGTTACTGAGATCAAGATTGATGATGAAGCCGGCGGACCGTATATTACGATGAAACAGACCCGCGATGATAACGAATCTGTTTTGAAATTTGATATTGATGAGTTGGAGTACGTATTTGCGGAAGCAAAAAAATTGTTTGATCAAGCTAATAAAATTTACGAAGAGGAAAATCTTTATGACAAAACACATTCCTGAAATACTCAAAGAGATTAATGATAATCCAAAAAATCTCAATGAATATATTAATAACTATGCAATAAAAATGCTTTTGCAATATGCGTTTTCGCCCAATGCAAAATTGCTGCTTCCGGATGGTTCACCGCCATATAAGAAAGATGCCGCTCCAATTGGCATGACCCCAGCAAATTTTTATCAGCATATAAAGAAATTATACGTCTTTCTCCGGAAAGATTTGAGTGCAGTACGAAGGGAACAACTTTTTATTCAGATGCTTGAGGGCATTCATGAATCTGAGGCAGAAATTTTAATCGCAGTGAAAGATCAGTGTCTTACCAAGTTATATCCAAATATAACTGCTAAATTAGTTGCATCGCATGGTATTATTACTGATACTGCATCTGGTACGACATCGGGTACTGCACCACAAACACAAACAAAAAAACGTCGAGGACGCCCACCCAAACAGAAAGCGGAACAGAAGAAAGATAAACAACCAAATACAATTGTTGTTAAAATTGATGATAATTTGAATATAGCAGATAACCTTAATGGGTAATTAGCAGTAAAGAATACTTTTAACTTAGGGGAGGGATAAGACACCAATAATGAAAACATATTCAAATTTCAGAGAAGAAATAACTATGTTAGAGGGCGTGGTTGATGATGTCCTTAATATGGGATCGAAATTTCTTTATCGTTGGAAAGAAAAATGGATATTCAACACGCACCATGGCTTTGATAGAATCAAAGAGCGTTCAAAATTGACAATTGATGAACTCAAAAAACTATTTCGGAACGCAATTGAAAAAGTGAAGGATTTTAGGGGAAATGTTGGCAAGAATATCTTATTTTATAGCAAAAGCCTAAATCAGGGATTTGTGTCTGCCGTTGAGCCTACTGGTTTGTCATTGATTACATTTTTACCACCAGGTAAATCTTTTGCCAAGAGTGGTACTGATAAGATGGTTATCGAGGGCGTTGAAGAACTCGGTGAGGATTTCGTCATTGATATATATGAGGAAATTGATTGATGGAAAACACAAAATCAAATTTTATTCGTCATGTAGAGGTGCAAACTTTTGGTGCAGTACATATCATTCTTTTGTCAAGAGAAGTCAATCAGAAACGAGTCTATAAACCGTTTCTTACACATTTTGTAGATAAAGAAAATCATTTTTCTATGACTATGCCATTAAACATTGAAAATGATGATCGTGATGCTCTTCTTCTCTCTGTTGCTTCTGCTGCTAAATTACTATATAGAAGTGTGGGTAGTTTAGTAAACATATTTGACGAAGATACGAGGGAACATATTGACTTTGTTGATCTAAACGATATTTTTGCCGCAATTGCCGTAAGGGCAAACCAATTTGAGCCCCAGGCAACAACTGTTCATTAAATTATTAACTCGTTTGTTAATTATTTTTGAGTAAAATTAATATATAGGTGAATAAGTGACTGTATTTGTAGATGTATTGATTGATAGTGAGGATTGCCGAGGGATTCCTACCTATGAAACTGACGGTTCTTCTGGATTTGATCTGAGATCAACTATAAATTATGTTCTTGAACCAGGAATGTCAGTTTTAATACCAACAGGATTACGATTTAAAATACAAAACGGATATGAGTTACAGGTCAGAAGCCGGTCTGGATTGGCACTAAAGCATGGAGTAGTTGTTTTGAATCAGCCAGGAACCATAGATTCTGACTATCGCGGTCTCGTTGGCGTAATTCTTATTAATCTAAGTAAAAAGCCCTTTGCTATTAATAAGGATGATCGAATTGCCCAGGGTGTTATTACTCCTGTAGAAAGGGCAGTATTGAGAGTAGTATCACAAAAAGATTATGAAAATGATATGACTAATCGTGGTAGTAGAGGATTTGGTAGTACGGGTAAAACGTGAACAACATAACTTACATAGTAAAATGTTTCAACGATAAGCATGGAGATATGCGTCCAATTAATTATAGTGATTGTCCGAAATATCAACAATGCCAGAGTAAAGAACCATGTTTTGATTCCATATTGAACAGGCAATGTTCTGGCATCATCATTGGTAAAACACTTCAGAGAGATATTGATAAAAACTTAACAATTATTGAATGTAGATATAGCCCGGAGAAAATTATATGAATCCACTTCAGAAATACATGCACATATCGAAATATGCTCGATTTATGGACGATGTAAAACGCAGGGAAACGTGGGAAGAAACTGTCAATAGATATGTGAATTTCTGGAGAGAGAAATATCCTGAATTGGGCGATGAATTACTTGAAGTCCATAATGCTATTCATTCTCTTCATGTAATGCCATCTATGCGGGCGCTAATGACTGCGGGTAAGGCATTAGATAGGGATAATGTTGCTGGTTATAATTGTGCAGGTATCGCCATTAATCATCCCAGGGCGTTTGACGAAATTTTCTTTATTCTCATGAATGGCGCGGGGATTGGATTTTCGGTAGAGAGAGAATTTATTAATGAATTGCCTGAAGTCGCGGAGGAATTTTTTGATACCGATTCTACAATTACCGTATCTGATAGTAAGATAGGATGGGCATCAGCATTTAGGGAACTCATTTCACTTCTATACGCAGGCAAAATACCAAAGTTTGATTTTAGTAAGATTCGTCCTGCTGGCGCAAGGCTCAAGACATTCGGTGGTAGAGCAAGTGGTCCGGGCGCAATTGATTTGCTTTTTCAACAAACAATTAGAATATTCAAGAATGCTGCGGGTAGAAAACTCAATAGTCTTGAATGTCATGATTTAATTTGTCATATTCTTGATGCTGTTATTGTTGGTTCAGTTCGTAGGGCAGCCGGCATATCATTTTCAAATCTTACTGATGATAGAATGCGAAGAGCAAAAACTGGTAACTGGTGGGAGACTGATCCCCAGAGAGCTTTAACAAATAATTCAGTTATGTATACAGAAAAGCCAGATTTAGATAGCTTTATTGGTGAGATGCGGTCCCTTTATAAAAGTAAATCCGGTGAAAGAGGTATTGTTAGTCAAACTGCGATGAAGAAAAAAGCTGTTAAGATGGGAAGGGATCCAGAAGGTTATTATCTCTTGAATCCATGCGCCGAGGCAATTTTACTGAGTACTGGTGGATTTTGTAATCTATCAGAGGTAGTTATACGTGCAGAAGATACGCTTGATGTTTTGAAAGAGAAAGTTAGAATTGCCACTATTATTGGTACTTTGCAATCAACATTGACCGATTTTAGATACCTCAGGAAAGTATGGAAGAAGAACGCTGAAGAGGAGCGATTGCTTGGTGTATCGCTAACTGGTATCATGGACCATGAAGTAATGTGCGGCAAAACCCAGAAGTATGTTGATGGTATTTCTGTCGGTTCCCTTGTCATAGATTGGTTAAAGGAAATGCGTCTTGTTGCAAAAGAAACTAACGAGGAATTGTCCCAGAAACTTGGAATTAATCAGAGTAAACAATTAACGCTATTGAAACCAAGTGGAAGTGTCTCATTGTTAGCAGATTCTTCATCTGGTATACATCCCAGATACGCAAAATATTATATTCGGAGAGTTACACAAGATATTAAAGACCCATTAACTAATTTGATGATTGATGAAAACATTCCTTATAGCGTTAATGGAGAGAAAATTATTTTTGAATTTCCATGTAAAGCATCAGAAAATGCAATTTGCCAGAAAAATCTTGATGCAATGAGGCAACTTGAGTTATGGAAAATTTACTCGGAACATTGGTGTGATGGCAACCCCAGCCAGACAATTTATTATGATGATAATAATTTTATGGATGTTTGCTCATGGGTTTATAAAAATTGGGATATTGTTGGAGGATTATCATTTTTCCCAGTAAATGATCATATATATAAGAATGCACCATTACAAGAAATTACCGAGAAAGAGTATAATGAACTAATGAACAGTTTTCCCCAGAGCATTAGGTGGAATAGATTATCCGAATATGAATTTGATGACCAAACAACATCGTCACAAGAGCTTGCTTGTGCCGGCGGACAGTGTGAGATATAAATATGCCTATCTATGTATTTGAATGCAAAAACTGTGGCAAGGTGAAAGAGGAATACTTTTCTTCTAATGACTTGACAAATGCGCCAGAATGTTGTAAAGTAAGTATGAGGAAAATACCAGCAAATACTTCTTTTCAATTAAAGGGTAAAGGATGGGCTAAAGACGGTTATCAAAAGTGATGTTATCGGTAGTTTACTTTTACCTGTGAATCATAGGGATTCGCAGATAATTTAAAAGAGGAGTAGAAAATGTTTAAAACAAAAATTATGGTTCTTGTCGGTGTTTTTTCGTTGGTTTGTAGTTCGGCATTTGCTGATGTAGATGGATATCGGGGTGAAGTAGAATTAAAAAAGAAAGTTGGTGATGTTGATGTTGTAGTACAAGAACGGGTTGATATGGATAAGAATGGCAAAACCCAGCTTCATCATACCGCGATTGAAGGAACTACATCTCTGGTAAAAAATGTTGATATTGGTGCCGCTCTTCAGCATAGCTGGTCCCGAAATGGTAAAGAATGGGATACTGAATTGCGTCCTACTGTTTTTATTACACCGAAGCTCAGTCTTGGTATAATTGATCTTTCAGATAAAAATTCTGTTGATTACCGTATTCAAGAAAATGCAAGTGATGAGTTTTATTATAAGAATAAGCTGACCGCCATGTTTCCGATGCGCTTTTTTATTACCAACGAGTTTACTTATGGTTTTGGTGAAGGAAAAATTACACTGAATGAGCTTGACCTGGGTAAGATTTTTGCGGTAACTAAAAATGTTGATATCGCGGTTTCTTATAAGATTAGTAATGATCGCGTCTTGGATACTTCCTCAAGCATGATAGTAGCCACGATGGGATTTAGATTTTAACACAATCTAACCTCCTCCTTTAGATTGTGTTATGAGTGGCATCTATTTTTATGGATGCCACTTTTTTTATCATTAGGCGATCATTAGGCGAAAATAATTGTTGCAATTCCCTTTCAGATGGTGTATATTATATTTGTAGTGATGAGTGAGATTAACTTAAATTATGAGGTAACAGAATGTATCAGAAGACAACCCATCGTTTTTGTGATTTTTGGTATAAGATGTCCAAAATCGCAAGACCCGGCGGCGACAATACTTGGTATGAGTGGGTCATAGTCATGAATATGTTTCCTGAGAGGTTTCATAGTTGAAGAAATTAATTTTGACTGATGCTGATGGGGTTCTTCTTGATTGGGAGCGTCCGTTTCATTATTGGATGCTTTCCCTGGGACATAAACCATCTAAAAATTATCGTAACCACTACAATATTGCAGATAGATATTCTACAGTTAAAGCGAACCAGAAAAAGAATATTGTAAGTGCCTTTAATAATTCTTTCATGATAAAAAATCTACCAGCGTTTCGAGACTCCGTTAAGGTAGTCGAGCATCTGGTAGATAACGGATATATTTTTCATGTAATCACTTCTATTAGCGATAATGAAAGGGCACATAAGAACAGAATTGATAATCTTCATGCTCTGTTTGGTAAAAAGGCATTTCATAAGATAACATGTCTTGGAACTGGAGAGGATAAAGATCATGTTCTTTCTGAGTATAAAGATTCTGGGTTAACATGGATTGAAGATCATGTTAAGAACTATCATCTTGGCAATAGTATGGGGCTTAATAGTTTTCTGATGCTCCATGAATACAATAATGTTCCTGGTGGTAAAATATTAAGCAATTGGAAAGATATACTAATCTATTTGTAAATACAGGGTATCACAAAATGGAAAAGCCACAGTGCCGAGTACCAGTAGCAAAACCAATAATCATGCATCAATCAACTAAAGATTATAATCGGCGTTCAACTATTTTTACCGAAGAGTCCAGTGATGAAGATATTCACGATGATGATGTTAGCGAAAAAAGAAGCGAGGAAGAGCAGATACAAAGTTCAGGTCGGCGCCGTGGTGGTTTCTGGTAATCGGGTTATAACAAAGGGATATAATCAGATTCGTTCTTGTAATAGATTAACCACATATACATCCTGGAACAATTCTCTTCATGCAGAGAGAGATGCTCTCAGAAAAATTAGTCATAAAGAAGTTTGTGGCTCCACAATTTTCATCTATCGTGAATATAAAAATGGCATGCCCGCTATGGCAAAACCATGTAATTCATGTTATAATCTACTAAAACAGTATGGAGTTAAACGTGTAATATTCACGATACCAGATTATCCATTTTTCAGAGAGGTAAGGATTGGGAAATTTTCGATTTAACAAACATCAGCGAAATCAGTTTATCTTTTTTTCTTGTTTGTTTATACTTGTTGTTCTGGCGATGCAATGGAATCATATCGCAAGAGGGTATGAACTCCACAAATTGAAACAGAAAATTCATAATGATTATATTAAAGATAAACAAGACTGTGAAGTTATTAAATCATATATCACCCAGAGAAACACGAAAATTAAGTATTCCATAGCAGAGAAAATAGCAAAAAGTATAGTTAAACAATCGAGGGAATGTGATGTCCCTCAGGAATTAATCATTGGTATCATTGAAAAAGAAAGCATGTTTAAGCCAGATGCGATCTCTAATAAAAATGCCCGGGGTTTAATGCAAGTTCTTCGTGGGGATATTGTTATTGATAGAACAAAGACTACCAATATTGATTATAATATTGAGATGGGTACTTCAATTTTTCTGAAGAAAATGCAATATGCTAATGGCGATGTCTCATTGGCATTAGAAAAATATAGTGGAGGAGCAAAGAATTATAGCGAAAATGTCTTGACAAATGCAGGAAGATTTGTTATATATAAAAAGATAGCGAAAAGAAATATCACCGTTGCATTACTTGATTAGGAGATATTATGGTAAAGAAAAAAGTGCCTGATGTTGTTGTTACAGAGACAAGTGAATATGATAATTTTGTGGGTAAGAAAGAGAGTTTACCAGGAACATTATCAGATGTCTTTGGAGATGATCTTGTTCAGGAAAATACAGATGATAAACTCTGGAAGAAGCATTGGGTAGGCATGCCAGAGTATTCTCAGGATGATAATCCTACATATAAGACACTATATGTCCATTTTCGATCAGAAGAAGATTATCGAGCATTCGGTAAGTTAATCAATCAGAATATATCAGTGAAAACTAAGTCTATTTGGTATCCTAAACTCGATAGAGTAAAGAATGCTCTGATGCGCTGGATAGAGGAGGAGTAAGTGACGACTAATCCTAAGTATCCAGTTTATATTGTCTCAAAGGGTCGTTCTGATACGATGCTCTCCTCAAGGGCATTATCAAGAATGAAAATTCCGCATTACATAGCGATTGAACCCCAAGATTATGAAGATTATGACAAATCATTAGATACCTTTGGAATTAGAAAATATGTAACATTACTTGTGCTTCCATTTAGTAATCATGGAGATGGTCCAGGACGAGCAAGGAATTGGTGCTGGGATCATACAATTCATCTCGGTGCAAAGAGATTTTGGGTGATGGATGATAATATAGAATCTTTTTATAGACTGCATAATAATTGTAGGATTCGAGTTGAGAGCGGTTGCATGTTCAGAGCAATGGAAGATTTCAATGATAGGTACTCTAATGTACCAATGTCTGGATTGCAATATAGATTTTTTTGTGCGCCCAACCAATCATATCCACCGTTTGTATTGAATACTCGAATTTATTCTTGCGCATTGATTGATGTGAATTGTAAACATAGATTCAGGGGAAAATACAACGAAGATACTATCATAAGTTTGGATATCCTTAAAGATGGTGACTGTACTATTCAGTTCAATTGTTTTTTACAGGGTAAGGCGGCAACACAGACAATTAAGGGAGGCAATACACAGGAGTTTTATCATGTAGAAGGAGAGATGGACACAAAGAAATGGATTGATGGTGTTAATCCTTCTGGTACTATTAATAAAAGTCAAATGCTTTATGATGCCCATCCAGATGTTACTACTCTTGTATGGAAGTATAAACGAGTTCATCATTATGTAAATTATTTGCCGTTTAAAGATAATAAATTAAAGTATATAGATGGATATGATCCTGATAAAGAACCATTGATAAATAATTATGGACTAAAGTTGATTCAAATGAATGACTTGAGTGATCTTGATACACTAACACAGAAATAATGGGAGAATAATCATGCAGAATAAAGAATTGGAGAGTTATATTCGGGAAGTTGTTAATCTACAGAAAGAATTTGATTCGTTCTGGGATAAAGCGGAAGAGATGTTTAATATGGATCCGGAATCCAAGTTTTTTGAGCGATTAACCGTACCCATTGATAAAGCAGTTACCTATATAGATTCAGAACTGGCAAAATATGGCGCAACTGATTCTTGGATGGGTTATTTTGTATATGAAAATGATTGTGGTGAAAGAAAATTTACAGTCAATATACCGACTGATAATGGATACGAAAAGGTATATACACTAAACTCCGTTGATACATTTATCAATTTCTTGGAACTTGAATACGGAGTATAAACATGAAGCCATTCTTTATTGAATTAACGACACAATATCAAGAAATTAAGATTATGGTTAATGCTAATCAAATTGAAACCATGTTACCAACTGTTGATGGCACGCGCGTTTTCTTTGCTTCTGCCGGTAGACGATCTTATTACACCGATGTTACCGAAAGTGTTAGTGATATTGTAAATTTGGTAGAAAGCAGTAACAAATAATATGGGACAATCTTTGTAAACTACACTAAAGCTATGCTTATGTAGTTTCCTTTCTGAGGAAATTTTATGAAAGAGTATAAAGTGATTGTTGGTGATAATGGTACTAAGTGCTGGTATCTGAATGGCAAACGTCACCGTGAGGATGGTCCTGCTGTTGAGTATGCCAATGGTACTAAGTGTTGGTACTTGAATGATAAACGTCACCGCGAGGATGGTCCTGCGATTGTTGAAGCTGATGGCGATAAGCATTGGTACTTGAATGGTGAACGTCATCGCGAGGATGGTCCTGCGATTGAGTATGCCAATGGTACTAAGTGCTGGTATCTGAATGGCATCAAACACAAAAAAATCAATAAATGCTCACTTGACCGACTTGTTATGCGTTTTCGGCTTGCAATTGTCCGAGCCGTTTGCTGGATATTACTTCCTCGCGGCGTATGGATTGGAAAGCATTTCGGTGCCTATACCTGCCGATGGAGTGTGCATCTTGGGAAGCTGGATAAATGTGGTGTGTTGCAAGGTTTGAGTGATCGTGATGCTGGTATGTAAAAAGCGGCATGCCAGACATGCCGCTTGGCTATCACAAAATCCAAATTCATTAGAAATGGTATATCGTTTTATCTTAAAATATAACGTAAAAACATAAAATAATGGTTGCAATTCCCTTTCGTATGGTGTATATTATATTTGTAGTGATGAGCGAGTGAGTGAGATCAAATTACAATATAAGGTAACAAAATGCTAAAGGTAACAATCAAAAGGTTGGGTCGGGGATATCAGGGAAGAGTTGAATATTACAGAGATAATCTAAAACTGTGGCGCGTAGATACGGGCATCTTCAGATTAACAAAGGAAGATGCAGAAAAAGATGCGTTGCTTTTACGTGCCGATATGATTGAGATGTCCTACAATTAAGGAGACTTTTCACAATGAAATCTTTTGTGGCTATCATTGCTATCTTTGTTCTTTTTGGTACTGCTGGGTATATCGAAAACAGTGATATTGGTATTGTGCCGATGATTCTACTGTGTTTTGTTCCTTTATCAGTTCTTGGTTATATTATTATTTCAAACGGAGACAACCTGCCATGATTATTGATCTAAGTCTGAAAAATTCTGATTTATATTCTGGCTGCGAAATTGAAGAAGTTGCTGGGAGATTGAATCTTATAACCCCCATGAAAGAAGCTGTAAATATTGTTGGTAGAAATATCAATAATATCATTAGAAATAATCAGGATGAACTACGAGATCGGGTTATTCTCACTGGTCCCATGGCAGTATGGGCATATATGGTAGTATTTCATGCTGTTGTTCATTTATTCACTGAGGTTCGATACAACGATGGAAGAAGCGAGGCTGTTCTTTCTCGCCATGGTGCACCGCTATGAAAGTAAATATTCCAAATTATAAAACATTTATTGGACCATATCAGATTGCGGATACACTGAGATTCATTGGTGTATCTCCAGAAAGACGATTTGAAATTGGTACTTGGATTCATGATACATTTCCCAGATTCAATGATTTTTGTAATCAAATATATGAATGGCGCTCAGAGAGAAAAGACAAGATAAAAATTTATAGTTATGATACATATAGTCTTGATGCTACTCTTGCTAAAGTGATTCATCCGGCGTTGGTTGAATTCAGAAAGAAAACCAATGGATATCCTGCAAATGTAGGTAGTGAAAAACGCTGGAAAATAATTTTGGATGAAATGATCTGGGCGTTTGGTGAGTATAATAGTGATTGGGAAGAACAATTTCATCATGGTAAAGTAGATGTGATGGAATTTGAGAGAGAAGATGGAATGTTTGAAATGGTGCCGACTGATAAATATACGCATTGGTTTGATAAAGAAGGTTATAAGAAACATCAGAAGAGAATACAACGTGGTATAAATCTATTCAGTAAATATTATCAAAATCTATGGTGGTAAAGAATGGAAAAAATCAGAAAAGTAAATAAACCATGTCCCTTTTGTGGTACAACAGAACTATTAGTGATTAATACACCTAATGTTGGTGTGGTCGCGCTCTATTGTCAAGGTTGTCCCTGTGGGCTTGAGGATAACAGTAAAACTCTGAAGGAGTTGATTACAATCTGGGAAGGTAGAGTGGAATAATGCCGACATATACATTCAGGAACATTTATACTAATAAGATATATGATGAGATAATGCCATATTCTGCTATTAGTAATTATTTGAATGATCATCCGGATGTTCTTCGATATTATGGACCAGGGACTGCGCCATCTATAGGAGATGCAATGCGAATGGGTATCAGGAGAATTGATAATGGTTTTAGGGATGTTTTGACCAATATCGCAGAGAAAACACCTGGTGGACAAGGATTAAAAGATAGGATACGGTGAATCATGTACAGAATTAAAGAAATTTTTCCAAACTGTAAACATCACCAATTATGGGAAGATACTCTGGAGAATACCCTTCCCATGACCTCTATTAATACAAAATTACGAGTCTGTGCATTTTTAGCACAATGTGGTCATGAATCAGCGGAATTCAATGTATTGGAAGAAAATCTTAATTATTCTGCTTCTGCTTTACTTCGTGTATTTCCCAGATATTTTAATACAGGTAATGTAGAAAAATTTGCCAGGAAACCGTCATTGATTGCCAATAAAGTTTATGGTAATAGAATGGGAAATATTGGTCCAGAAGATGGATGGAAATACCGGGGCAGGGGATTAATCATGCTTACTGGTAAAAGTAATTATAGTAAGTGTTCTATTGATCTTTTTGATGATGATAGGTTGATTGATAATCCAGATATGTTACTTGAACCCGAGACTGCCGTATTGACTTCTATATGGTTCTGGGAAAGAAATGATCTTAATCATTGGGCGGATCTCAGTGATATAAAAACACTAACGAAGAAGATCAATGGTGGATATCATGGATTAGAGAACCGAGTGAAATTCTATAATCGAGCAATGGGCTACCTTGATTAACAAAATAAAAATATTGATTGCCGCAATAGTAATGGGAGTGAACATTACAATATTGTACTTAATTTTCAATAGGACAACATAATGGAGATAATTAAACCAAGGGTGGAACATTTTGCAGAGACACCAACCGATCTCGATGGTTGTTTAAAACTAATCGAGAAGTGTGGTAGAACTTGTTATAATTCATTGGACAAAATTACCGAAACATCTGCAAAAGAATTTGTGGAGATGCTTCTTCTTAGAAACCACACAGCGATGCTTGAGCATTCAAACTTCATCATGGAAGTTGGTGAAGATGTCTGGTCTAATTTTAGAGGTAAGTATCATCTTAAATATCGAGATCATATAAACGAGAAATGTTACATTGGTGGTAATTACCGAGCTTGGTTAGAGTATTTTCAATTCACTGATCTTAATTATTTTTCTTGTGAGTGTGAGGTAATACCTAAAGAAATAAAAAGATATACGGCAAAATTTATATGCGATAGAGGCGTTTCCCATGAATTGGTGAGGCATCGTCCAGCGAGTTTTGCTCAGAGATCAACGAGATATTGTGATGAAAGCATCGGTGGTATGAAATTCATTGAACCTTGGTGGTATGAGAAAGAGAATGCTATCCGCAATCAAAAATTCTTATTTGAGGTTTCATGCAGAGAAGCAGAATGGAACTACAACAAAGGAAAAGAATTGGGAATGCCCAATCAAGCGGCACGTGCTATGCTTCCCAATTCGCTAATGACAGAGATATGGGTCACTGCTGATGCAAAAGAGTGGCAATTAATTCGTAAACTCAGGACAGACAAAGCGGCACATCCAGATATAGTTAGGCTAATGAATTTAGTACCATGGGACATTATCGAGGAGTTTTAATATGGCTATATTAGATGCATCATAGGGCCATAGTATATTTTGAGCGACAAAGTTGACCCTATAAACAAACTATTACACCCAAAATATACTTTTGCCCCTATGCGGTGAGGTGAAAGTTGAAGCCAGGTGAAAGTTGAAGCCAGAGCAAACGACGATTATTCTACTTATTGCAGAGAAGCAGAATGGAACTACAACAAAGGAAAAGAATTGGGAATGCCCAATCAAGCGGCACATCCAGATATGATTAGACTGATGAATCTGGTACCATGGGACATGATCGAGGAGTTTTAATATGGCTATATTAAAAGAAATTCATTGTTCGTTATGCTGTGAGGTGAAAGTTGAAGCCAGAGCAAACAACGATTATTCTACTTATTGCAGGGAATGCCAGAATAAAATAAAAATTTGCCATAAAAAATTGTTCATGGAAACTAAAGAATCCATGTCCATTCTTGACCGAGTGAGAATACTGGAAGATTTTATGTACGAACATGGACGCCAATTTCACCCAAGAGAAATTTTGTTCTGATTTTGAAAATAATTGTTGCAATCTGATGTCTAATCGTGTATATTATATTTGTAGTATTTGTAGTGATGAGCGAGTGAGATTAACCTAAACCATGAGGCAATTAAATGAATGAGTACGAAGTGATTGTTGAAGAAGATGGTGATAAGTATTGGTATCTGAATGGCATGCTTCACCGCACAGATGGCCCCGCGGTTGAGTGTACTAATGGTGATAAGTGTTGGTACTTGAATGACAAGATCCACCGTGAGGATGGTCCTGCGATTGAGTATGCTAATGGTAATAGGTACTGGTATTTGCGCGGCATCGAATATTCAGAAGAGGAATTCTTGAAAAGGACAGCTACGAGGTAAAATCGCATAGGAGAAAATCCATGGCATCAACATTCACGTTAATTTTTTCATTGATGGTGAAATCCGAACACAAAAATTTATGAGAGATTTTTCTCCATGTACGAAATGGAACATCTTCTTGCTAATTGAGGTACCAAAATTACTATGTCATTCATTAAATATCCTTCATTTGAGAATCATTATAACCAGAAGAACATTAGGACATTCCGTGATCTGCACAATGATGTTCTCAATGAAATTCCCTTCGTAGTTCAAGAAAAGATTCATGGAACTAATATTCAATTGATCTTTTCGCCGCATGAGAAGATGAAAATTGCTTCTCGAAATCAATTGACCGATGAGGGATTTTTCAATATTGGAGAAGTATTATCAAAGATCGCCAATGAACTTGACATTTTTCAAAATTATTGTTATGCTCATGGAGCAACATTGCATCTTTATGGTGAACTCTTTGGTGATGGTATACAGAAAGGTGTTGAGTACGGCAGAGAAAAACGATTACTTTTCTTTGATATGCGAATCAATGATAAAATTCAAACGCAAGATTTTATGAGGAATTTTTTTATTGTTGGCGGATTAGACCATCTTCTCATTCCGGTTCTGGATATTGTTACCGGATTAGATACTGCGCTTGGATTTGACACAAATATTAATACAACTTTGTTCTATCATGATAAAACAAACATTTGCGAGGGAATTGTTATAAAGCCACTCGATAGATTGATATATAATCAATATGGGGAGTTGCTTTATATCAAGAAGAAAAACGAATCATTTAAAGAAAAACAACGACAAAAGAATCCCAGAGTTGATGTTGAATATACACCAGAAGTAAATAGATGGAACGAAGTGTTTCTTTCTTATCTCAATGATGAAAGATTACAAACTGTTATCAGTAAGTATGGACCGCTCAAGACAGTGAAAGATATTGGTAAATATATTGGATATATGCTCATTGATGCCAGAGAGACTTTTCTGAGAGAAGAAGAGTTTGATCAGGATAACTTTGGTAGAAAAGAATTGAAAGCTATCTTTAATGGAAACAAAACAGCCTCTAAGATTGTTGTAAAATATGGTATGGAATAATGGCAATATATGTAACAGGCGATACCCATGGGAATTTTACCAGATTCTACAAAAGAAATCTGGATATGAATGGAGTATCGTTAACCAAAGATGATTATGTAATTATTGCAGGCGATTTTGGTGGATTCTGGGACAATTCAGAAAAAGAATGGAAGAACCTTCAGTGGTTAGCAGAAAGACCATGGACTACCCTCTTTATTGATGGCAACCACGAAAACTTTTCTCTCCTTGATATTTTGCCAGATAGGGAAATGTTTGGTTCTACTGTGGGATGTGCGCATGAGGGAAAGATATACCATCTTCGCAGGGGCCACATTTATACTATAGAAGATAAAAATTTCTTTACTGTCGGTGGCGGGTTATCAATTGACAAGTCATTACGAGTAGAAAATGTTTCTTGGTGGGAGAGAGAGGCATTATCCGATAAAGATTTGGATTTAGCATGGAGTAATATCAATTCCGGTAAGAGAATAGACTATGTAATTACTCATTCGCCACCGGCAAGATTGATTTCTAATGTCTATAATCATGGCGAAAAATCAAGATTTCATGACTTAGTAAGTATTCACCTTCAGGATATGTTTGATGTTCTTACCAGAAGAGACTCAATAAGAAAGTTCTTTTATGGTCATTTTCATGATGATCATGTATATTTTGATAAGTATCATGCACTATATTATGATATTGTGAAGGTATGATGTTATACCCCCTTCCTAAGTTAGAACGAGTAGAGATTAATGGTATTAGATATTATCTGACACCAGAGGGAAAACATTATCCATCTGTTACTACCATAACTTCACAATATAACAAAGATAGTATCAATAAATGGAGAGAATCGGTTGGTAATGATGTAGCTGATAGAATAAGTAAACAAGCAACTAATAGGGGCACAAGATTCCATTCTCTATGTGAATCTTATTTAATGGGAGAATCAGTTAAACCGAGTATTTTTGATCAAGAGAATTGGTTGAAATTTCAACCTATTCTTGAGAATATCACTGATGTTCAGGCAATAGAAGCTGGTTTGTACAGTGATTATCTTGAAGTTGCTGGTACAGTTGATTGTATCGCCAAATGGAACAATAGAATATCAGTAATTGATTTCAAGACAAGTAAAAGAATAAAGAAGAAGGAAGAAATTGCCAACTACTTTATGCAATGTTCAGCTTATGCAATTGCATGGGAAGAAAGAACAAAAATACCAATATGCAATCTGGTAGTATTAATTTCTGTTGATGAGGAAGAACCTCAGGTGATTATTGGTAAACGAGATGATTATTGTAAACAATTTATTGCGCTCAGAAAAAAATTTTGTAAATAATCGAAAATAATTGTTGCAATTCCCTTTCAGATGGTGTATATTATATTTGTAGTGATGAGCAAGTGAGATTAACACTTATTTATTGAAGCTGCACACAGTTAGAACTAAGGAGGAACAATGAAAGTTTGCACCTATGACAACCCAGCAACGATGGCGCGGGAGTGCTGGCAAGACGGGCGACTGCTTTGCAGTTACTCATTCCGGTTGCTACCGCCGATCGCCGCGAAACCGATACCAGCAGAACATTTTTTCTTCGGCGCGAACATCGGGCCATGGAGGCTGAGACAAATAGTTGGCGATGCCGAAGCAATGAGTTCTAAGGGAACAGTGAGGTGGAGTGTGCCGCTGCGTCGGAGTTTGCAGCGGTATTAACAGAGTACGAGGAGGAGGAGGATTATGAGTGAAAAAATTAGAGTAGAGATCGTAGTGACCAGGCACCCAGGCTTGGTGGATTACCTCCGGGAGATCGGCCTTGCCGACTCCAAAACAGAGGTAATCGGCCACGCCACCCCGGATTTAGTCCGAGGGAAGCACGTCTGCGGCGTCCTGCCGCACTCGCTGTCGTGCCTCTGCGAGACCTTCACAGAGGTGCCACTTGCTCTCCCGGCAGAGCTCCGGGGGGTCGAGTTGACCCTCGACCAGGTCCGGCGGTACGCCGGAGCCCCGGTGACCTACCACGTGGAGGTGCTCTAATGGGCTACCTCCACGGAATAGAGGATGGCGAGCGGCCCGCCACACTTTGCAGCCACGGTTACGCCGGTGGCTGCCCCACCTGCGACCCTCCGGCAGAGACCAGGGGGCTCTCGGCCCATGCTCTGGCCCGGCTTGCCGAGCAGGCGGCCTACGAGGCCGAGCAGGCCCGTAGGGCCAAGGAGGAGGCCGAGTACGAGGCCTCCTTGTCCCCGTACGCCCTGGCTTGCTACCAGGGCCGCCTGGAGGATGCGTACGCGCTCCTCCCGGCCGTCTGCTACCTGCACGAGCAGGACAGCGACGGCTATCCGCCCCCACCCAAGCGGGTGGCGAAACCGACCTTCGCGAAGTACGTGGAGGTCATGCGGTATAGCTATGGCTGTCGCTCCTACAGCGACCAGCCATGAAAAAATCATCCACCCCGCCTTTTATGGTGACCGAAAGCGCATGAGAGCGCATCCGCTTTAGAGCGCATCCGCCTTGGACCGGGGCCATGTGTGAGTAGGTCGCCAGCTAAAAGAGACAGCCATGAAAAGATGCAAAACATGCAAACATTGGCAAAAACCCGATTCCAACTATGGAGAAATACCGGGATCGGGAAAGTGCAGGGCCGCGGTTCAGTTCTGGGACGCAACAGAATGGGCTGGCTATGGAGGCAGGCGCGTATTGAAGTCTGAATATACTGGGCGGTTGTTCTTCGTTCAGGATGGAAGCGATTACTATGCAGAAATGAAAACGCTCCCTGACTTCGGGTGTGTGCAGCATGAAGATGCCCGAGGATACCTGAAATGAACCTACAGCAAGCCCTGAAGTGGACAGGATGATCACCATAAATGCAATAACCGCGCTGAGGAATACCCTTGGTGCATAACGCCAAGGGTAACCTGACGCGCCTGTGCGCTGGCAGAAAACCACCTGACGTTCTCGCGGTCAGGTTGAAAATTTTGTTATGCGCCTGCCTTTCGAGGGTTTCTTGGAGGGTGACAGTAAGGCGACCCCGTAGTGGGGCCGGTGTAGACTGGCAGGAGGCATAACGCTTCACATTTATCATTAGGCGAAAATAATTGTTGCAATTTGGTTTCAGATGGTGTATATTATATTTGTAGTGAGTGGTTGAGATTAACACTTAAATATGGAGTGGCATACCATGAACATAGATTTGATGCCGGTAATTCAGTGGCTCGAAAACGGATGTGACCCGAAAGCTGCTGCAAAGGAATTGCGTATCTACCAAGAGATGAATAAATTGACCGACGGGGTTCTGGTCATGTCTGAAGCAACAGACATAGAACGCGAACGGTGTTTGCGGGCGGTGGAAGATGAGCCGGAATTGTCGGGAGACATGACTGATAAAATATGGGAGCTAATTGCTGGTGACCGTGATATGATGACTAAGGCATTGCGAATTGTAGTGCGGCAGACAAAGACTGGAATTCGTGATCGGATCATTGGCGTATGAGCGGTGGAATTTTTGATTACGCATATAATCGAGTGAATCAATTTGCCGATGAACTCGGTGTGAAACTCGATGAACACGACCAGAAGGACGAAATTGATTCTGAGTATTTCGAGATAGCAACCAAGCGAATTGAGGATTGCTAACGCCCCTGATCAGCGGTCGGGCCGATGCGGACGGCCCGAAGTACCCCGCTAATTCCCGTCCGCTGGAGTGACTGGTTATGCCTTTTTGTAAGTGCGGCACAGAGGTTAGCGAGCCATTTAATACCTGCATGGAGTGTGCGGGAAAGCGTGGCATCGTGAAAAATATGCAATACATGCGTTACCCATTTGCTGCCTGTGAGAAATCAGGGTGCGCTGGACCAGCGGTGGGGAAATGCTGTGAGTGCAGTGTTGTCCCGGTAAACGCCAGAGCCGTCGCTCTTCTTCAGGAGGTGAGGGCGTGGCACAGTGATTTTGAGGCAGCGGAGTTTAACGGCTGTGATACCGAGCCGTGCCACTGGTGCGAGCAGGTTGATGATTTGTTAGCCCAACGCCAAGCATCACCGGACGCCG